TTGGGCAAAATATATAAAGATTATAAAATCTATAAAGAATATAAAAAATATAAAATTTGTGATATAATAAAAGTGGCGGGTTGTTAATCAGCTGCTAACTGATTTACAGTTTAAACCCTCGCCTTATCAGAGATGAGTTAGCTGTTCATTAATATGGACGCTAACTCTTTATCGAATGTAGTTATAAAAATAACGAATAAGATAAATAGCTTTTCTCCCATAGGCATCACCTCCTTTGCAAGAGATTTCCTGATTTTAAGTCATGCTCTTGTTCAGTTGGCTTAGGTACCCACCACTTTGTGCATTTTAGCATAAATGGCGGGCATGTTATAAACCCTTATGACAGCCGCCAGTTTCCAAGCGGCTGATTAAAGGCTCATTTTACAATATTCGATTGTCAATGTGCAGCATTTTCTCCCCTCCGGTGAGGGGTAGGTTACTCAACTGCTTGTTTACTATCGTATCTGTTGAGTTTACAGGCTCTATTGACCTGCTAGAATAGTATTAGAAAGAATTAAGAGGCTATGCGGCATCCTGAGTTCTAGACCTGATGTATTCATGAATAAAATCTTTTATGACCTCGGTCATATTCTTACGCTCCTTAAGAAGGATTGTCTGAAATTCTATTTTTACATCTATGTCTATGTCGATTGGTATTCTGGCAAGTCTTGCCTTAGTTTCTAGTTCTTTTGTGTCCATATGTAGTATAGTACACTTATATTAAAACTTTGTCAAGTAAGTTTGAAACATTTATTTACATACAAGTTAAAAATTATGACAACACAAGGAAAAAGACTTAAAAAAATAAGACAGGCATTAGGACTTTCGCAGGAAAAATTTGGGGGAGTTATTGATGTTTCAAAACAATATGTCTCAAATTTAGAGGCTGATAGAAATATTTTAAATAATGAAAAATTAGTAAAGTTATTAGTTGACTATAATGTCAACCTCAATTACCTTATCGCAGATATCGGAGATATGTTCCTCAAACCAAAATTCGATGATGTCAAAAATGAATTAATGAAAGAAGTTGAGGAAATGTTAAAAAAGCGCGGATTGTAATCAATTCAAGCATTTTAATAATTTTTCAAATAGTTTGTTAGCTTTTACTTTTTTGTATGCACTTCTAAGCGCGTAAAGTATCTCTGCTAATTCTTTTTTTGTCATAAGTATTCCCGGGAAGCCTTTTATGCCCCGTTTGGCCTTTCTCAAAATTTTACAACCTCCAAGTGGTTAGAATTATATTACTATTAACACAAATTAAGGCAATATTACCTTGTTGGGCTATATTCTGCTTGCAAAAATATAGCCGGTTGGGTATAATCTGGTGGTTACGTTATATATGAATGGGAAGTTATGAAAAAAATAGTTACGTCAATATTGTTGCTTGTATTTTTTAATTTGACAGGCAATATGCAGGCATTAAGTGCGACTATACAAGTTAAAGAAGGCACAAGAATACCCGTAGTGGTTACATGCCTAAAAACCAGTAAAAACACGGTGGCAGGTGAAAAAATCAATGCAAAAATTCAGAATGACATAAAAATCAATGGTGTGGTAATTTTTAAAAAAGATGATAATGCAATTATAAATGTATCAGATGTTAAAAAATCAGGTTTTGTAGGCAATCCAGGTGAAATATTACTTGTAAATGGCAATATAACAGACGCAAATGGTAACACGCATAATATAGAGTATCAACATAAAATTACTGGCGAAGAAAAAACATATCCGAAAGTTTTACTTGGAGTTAGCATATTTTTCTTATTCCCGCTTGCCTTGTTCGGTTTTGTTAAAGGCGGAGATGCTAAAGTAGTACAACATACGCCGATTGATGTCTCGCTGAGAAACGGATTTGACTTCACGCCTGAGAGTTTGTAATTTTGCCGAGAGTGAGACTGTAGGCTATCCGTCCTTGCAAAATTCTAAAAGTCTGCAGTGTTCTGGATATGATTGGGTGGTTATGTTTTTTCTAATTTTAAAATATTTATTTATATTTATTTGCTCTGTTGTGATATTCAATGGTTTGGATAAAATCTGTCATAGATTGTGGCTCATAGTGGAGTTGCTTGAAAAGATAAATAGCAACCTGGGAGAACATAAGCTGGATTATATTATTCAAGAACTTGGGGAAATATCAAAGGATACAAGTTTTATCATCAACAAGGTTGCAGAGCAAACCAAACATGAAGAAATGTAAATTAAGGGTTATCAGCTTATTTTATTTGTGTTTTTATATCTGTAAAATGCATACCACGGCATTCTTTTTCTAAATCCTCACAAGGCATCCGGCCATAAATGCCCGCTACATTTAAAAAAATAAGCGCTAAAAGCACAGTGCTTATTATTGCACACCACATAACAATAGTGTTCTTTTTAAAATCCATATCTATCCACCGTTTTTACATGATTATTCTATATTTTTGCGCAGCAAATGACATAATTCATTTGCACGATTTATAAGTTTTTTAAAAATATATCGTTTCGATATAAAATGTGGTATAATGACAGCATATAAATGAATAAACTTTATGGCCAACCGCAAAGTAAAAAATAATAGGGTCGACAAAGGCGGAATTAAGGGCGGAGTAAGGACACCAAATAGCGGAAGAACCAAAGGCACTCCAAACAAGCGTACACAAGAGCTTATAGACCTTATCGCTGAAAAGTACCCCAATTATAACCCCATTTTCTGCATGATTGAAATCGGAAGAAGTGAAGATGTGGCCATAGACACACGCTTACAGGCACATAAAGAGGTTGCACAGTATATTTATCCTAAGCGCAAGGCGATTGAGTATAAAGTTGCAGATACCATATTTGAAGAAGCAAATAAAAATCTTTTAAACATAGTTGATTTAATCAAAAACCCAGCGATTAATCGAAAAATTGAGGATGTGCAGTGAATCAATTCTCCCGATTTACCAAAAAGCAGACCGATTATATCCAAAATTCTTTTGACTCTTGGCTTAATGTCCTTGAGGGCGGTAAGCGCGGTTCTAAAGATGTTGTTAACAATCTTGCTTGGTGTGCCTGCATCGACAATCATGAAGATAAATTACATTTAGCAGGTGGTGTATCGGTTGCGACTACAAAGCTCAACATAATCGATTGTAACGGCTTTGGCGTGCTTAATTATTTTAAAGGACGTTGCAAGCAAGGAAAATATCAAGAACGTGACGCTGTATATGTCGATACTCCAAAGGGTCAGAAAATTATTTTAATCTCAGGCGGTGGCAAAGATGGTGATGAAAAACTAATCAAGGGTAATACTTACGGCACAGTTAATATTACAGAAATTAATGAATGTCATGAGAAGTTTGTAAAAGAGGCCTTCGATAGAACCACATCAAGTACCGACCGTAAGATTTTCGGCTGTTTTAACCCTAAAAAGCCTACGCATAAGTTTTATGAGGATATTTTAAATTTCCATGAAAAAAAACAGGCTAAAAACCCTGATTATGGTTACAATTATGCGCATATGACAATTGCCGATAATTTGAGCATATCAGATGAGCAGCTTTTAAAGATTTTAAACACTTATGATAAAAGCTCAATTTGGTATAAACGCGACATCGAAGGATTGAGAGTGCAGGCTGAGGGGCTTATATTTGAGCAATTTGCAGACAATCCCGAGCATTGGCACATTAAAGACACTCCCGATTATTTAGCACTTTATATCGGCGTTGACTTTGGAGGTAATAAGGCAAAGACTGTCTATACTCTTACAGGGCTTACAGTTGTGAATGACAAGCCGAGAGTTGATATTATTAAATCTCACGCGCTCCCTGCAGGCGGTGGTATATCGTCTGAACAGATAACGGATGAGTTTTTCAAATTCTTTGAGGCTTCTGTCAAAAAATATAACAAAATACCTCATCACGTGAATGTTGACCATTTAGAGGCCCAACGTGTTTCATTTATTAAAAAATTACAATCTGAAGGTTATGACGTGCCTATTTATATGGTTAATAAGGCTAGCATATCGCTTGCAGAATGGTGCCGCTATCTCAATTCACTGTTTAATCTAAATATGATTGCATTTTCGCCTGAAAATAAACTTGCGATTGATTGTTTTAAAAATCTTGTATATGACGAAAAAGCGGAAGATGACCAACCAGTTGATGATGATGTGACTTGTGATGTTGATACTTACGACAGTTGCCGCTATTCGATGGTGGAGGCACTGATTAAATTAATAAAGAAAGGGCTGCTATTATGAGCATAACTAAACTTTCAGAACTTTTGGGCAAAGTGCCCGATGATAGCCATGTAACAAAGGTCAAAGAGTGGCGTAATTTGCTTAATGGTAAGATTGATGTTGATGAGATATTTTATACTGCCGTAGCCCAAAAAGCAAATGAAATACGCAATGTTTTGGTTGATATACAAGAATGTAAAAGCATAACGCGTAAACGTTTTAAATATGGTATTCAAAAAAAAGCCTGTAAAGAGTGGGCTAATTTAATGGTAAATGAGCATACAAAACTTGTTGACCTTGCGCCTGATAATTCGGGGGAAGAACAAAAGTCCAAAATACAGCCTGAGATTGATTATCTAACAGAAATCTATACAAAAAAAGGTTTGCAAAAACGCTTGAAAACTAAGCTGATTGAGACTTTTGGCGTTGGTACATTCGCCACAGTTTGCGAAACATCATCAAAATATGGCATTATTCCCAAATTTTATAAAGCAGAATCGATATTTCCGCTAACAGTTGTAAATGGTGAAATTAGAGAATGTGTTTTTGTCTCCGAATTACAAAAAGATAAAAAAATATACACAATTTATGCGGTTCATGAAGAAATATTGGAATCTGAAATAATTGCAGATGGTGAAAATAAACCTGTCAAAACTCCGAAAGATAATAACATATACTTGATTAGAAATTTTGTATTTGAGGGCGAAAAGAAAGTTAATATTGAAGATTTAGGATATATCAAAGAATATAAATCAGATGTGCGCCTATTTTCTATCTTTAAGCCTTTTAACGCTGAGATTGAAGAATTCGACAACGGTATGGGCGTGTCTATCTTGGAGGATGCTGAAGATAATATCAGAGAGGTTGATGACATTTACGATACTAAAATGCTTGACTTAAGAAGCTCCCGCCGTATTTTATTTATGGATATTGACCTTATGAGCGGTATTCCTTTGGCACAGAGCGTTTCAGATGTCACGGTTTTTGTGAAAATGGATAAAGCTAGTTTTGAAAACGGTGAGGCTTTAATTAAAGAATTTGCTCCGACTCCGAATATGGATAAATACAATGCGGACTTGCAAGATGCCGTTATGCGCTTTAACGAAAAAGTGGGGCTTGGAACTGATAACTTTAGCAATCAGACTAAAGGTTTTGCAACGGCTACACAAGTAATTTTAGAAGACCAAGACAAATATGCTAATCTCAAAGATCACAATTTAAGTATGGCGAGTGAGTTTGAGAACTTAAACAGAGCTTTATTGTGGTGCGCTAATGATATTTATAGAAAGAATTTTGATTTTAACGCGCGCATAGGTCTTTTTGTTCAGGACGGTGTCATTATTGACGAGGAAACACGTAGAGACATTGCTATGCGTGAAGTTAACGCTAATTTGAGGAGCAACAAAAGCTATATGAAAGAGTTTAGAGGCTTGCAGGACAGAGAGCTAGAAGATGAGCTTACATTGATTGCGGAGGCAAATGATATAACCTTTCAAAACGAAATTGATAATATGGTTATACCGACGAAAGGTGGTAAGACAGAGAAAAAAGAAGAGGAGGAAAATATCGATGAATAATGAATTTAAGTGCCACATGGAAATAGATGGATATTGCTTTAGGCATTGTAATGATATTGATAACCCGAAAATATGTACGGGTCAAAATTGTGAGAGATATTGGTATTATAAAGATGGAACAAGAATCCAAATATTCATATGCGATTTATTTAATAAATGGCTTACTTATAAATATAGGGAATATCAAAAATTTAAACAAAAAAAACAAGAAATCATGGACCAAGATTTTAACTGTGTAATGAATGTAAATGATATTTGTGTTTACAATGATAATATAAAATGTATTGAAAAAGATTGTGATTTTTACTATCAATTAAAAATGTGCAACAAATTACAAAAATTTTTATGTGAACTAATGGCAAAATTTATGAGACACATATATATAAATAATCAGAAATAAGATATGCTAGAACGTGACGACATAGAACTGGGTTTCAAGCCCCTGCTGAACTCACAAGCTGATTTTATCCTTGAACTCTCATTAATTCAAGCAAAATATATTCAGCTCGTTTTAAGTGAGGAATTTACAAAAGCACAGGCAATCAGAGTAACGCAAGCGGATATTTTAGCACTGGCTAAAAAACAAAACATAGCAACAACAAAACTTTTCCGTGAAACTCTAGCCCCAATGATTGAGACTAACATAAATCAACAGCTTACACTTTTGAGCGCAGCCAAAAAAGCAGGAACTTTAAAAGGCGCCTTGCCCGGTGCGGTAACTCTTGAAAAAGCATTAACAAGAGAAATCAGCGCAAGCCTTTTACTTTATCTCAAGCAAAATACTGACCGAGTGGCGAAATATGCGGGAAATAAAGCGACTTCTCTGATTGATGAAGCCGTGAAGCGTAAACTATCGGGTGAAACTATGGAGAAAATCACAGCTGACATTGCCCGACAGATAAGAGATACCAGAACGACGATTAGATTGCCAAGTGGCGCAAAAATTCACGACAATGTCGCATATGTCCGCCGTCATTTAGTTTCGCAAGTATCAATTGCAAGCGCACAGCAGCAGATTGAACTTATGGATGACCTTGACATTGACGAGGATAAAAAATGGTGGGAAACTTCCTCGCATTGGGGCGCACGACCTGAACATGAACCCTGGCAAGGCAAAATATTTAAAAGTTTTGCTGAGCTTGTGGATGCTACAGATTATGGCGATGTTGCAGGGCTTTGTGGTGTTAACTGCCGACATACATTTTATCCATTTATTGATGGCGTTTCAACTCAAAGATTTTTTCCGAAACCAACAAAGGAAAATAATAAAAAGTATGCGGATATGCAGAGACAGCGAGCCATTGAATCTAACATACGCAAATGGAAGCTCGAAAGCGAAGTTAATAGCGCTTTAGGTGTTGATAGTTCAAGGGCTGATGCAAAGGTCAAGGAATGGCAAGCAGAAATGAGAAAACATATCAAAGATACAGGCTTGACAAGGCAATATGCCAGGGAGCAGGTTTAACATGAAGAAATGTAAAACTTTTTGTTATATATATCGAATCGATATAAAATAGGATATAATCATAGATATAGATTGCTCTCATAGAAAATTTACATTTGCTTGGCGAAGCTATAAACGCAAATGCCCGACGGGGCTATAAGCGTAAGCGGCTGACGAGCCTTTAAACGGAGGATTTATGGACATAGCAGAAATTAAGGCTAAATTGCCCGAAGAAGCACACAAGGCTTTTGACGAAGCGATTAAAGGCGCAAAGTTCGTTGATTTAAAAGATGGCGGATATGTTTCACAAGAAAAATATAATGCCCTTGAAACAAAATCAGATGAAATCAAAAAACTAAGTGAGCAACAGGCGGATGAAATCAAAAAGGCCGGCGAAAGTGGCAAAACAATTGAGGATTTGCAAACAAAAATAAAAAGTCTTGAAGATGACCACAAAAATAAACTTTCAGAACTTGAAAATCAAACCCTTTTAGACAAAAAAGCAACCGCAGTTAAAATGAAACTCATTCAAGCAGGCGCACATGATGCAGATTTAACAATATCAGCTTTAAAAGATGTTATGGACAAAATCGAATTAAAAGACAATGGCGATGTGGTAGGCATATCCGACCATATCAAGGAGTTACAGACACAACGCCCGTTTTTGTTCAAATCGGAGGAGCCAAAAGGTACGCACGTACCTGGCAACCCAGCAAGCAATGACCCCGTTAAAAATTTCGATTATACAAAAGTAGGGCTAAAGAATGATTAAAAATAGGAGAAAAAATGGCAGTAGTAAATAAAATTGAATTGGCACAACTGTATAAAGCTATTGTAGATAAAGCCTTTATGCAAAGTTCGTTAACAGCCCCTCTTGAAGTCGAAAAACGTTATATTCAAGACACAGACCAAGCCGAAGTTGTAAAAATTATGGAAAGAACTTTACAGGGCCTTGGTGATTACAGCCGCTCAACTGGTTTCAAGCAAGGTACTATTGAGGCTAAATGGGTGCCTTATACAATAAGATTTGACCGCGGCAGAACATTCAGCCTTGATGTTATGGACGACTGGGAGAGTTTGTCAGTTATCGGCGGCAGTATGCTGGCTGACCTTGTGGCAGAGTATGTGGTACCTGAAATCGATGCTCTGAGGTTTGCAACCATGGCAGATAGGGCAGGCTTAGACGATGCATCAGCATTATCATCATCTAATATTGTTGAAAAAATCAGAAATGCTGAAAGAAAATTAAACGATGCCAAAGTGCCAAAAGATGGCAGAATACTTTATCTGTCAACCGAAGCCGCTGAAATGCTGGATACTGCAACAGGCGTAAATTTACGTAGGACTTTAACCCCTGCACAATCTATTGATACAAGGGTTATGGATTTAAACGGTATGCCGATAATCGAAGTATCAAGCGATTTATTCTATGACAAATTTGATACCTTAAACGGTGTGGATGATGAAGAAGAAGGTGGAGTTATCCCATCGCCAGACGCCAAGCCGCTTAACTTCTTAATTGTTTACAAAGGGTCCGTAAATACGATTACACGTCACACTGCAAGCAGAATTTTCTTCCCTAATGAAAACCAGCAGCTTGACGCCACAAGGGTTGATTATCGTATATACCATGACTTGATTGTACCCAATAACAAACGCAAGGGTGTGTTTGTCCATAAGAAAGCGTAGGTGTATATGGCAAAAGTATATGTGAGAAGCAACGGCATCGGCAAATATATTGACAAAAAAGAAGTAGACAGATATGAGAAATTGGGCTTTGAAGTAGTTGATAGACCAGTCGACACGCCTAAACCCAAAAAAAGTGACGATGTCGTAGAAATAAAAAGTAAAAAAGGCACATAATGGACTTTGCACAGTTTAAAGAATCATTCCCCTCAAGCAAAATAACAGAGGAGCAATTTCCCGAGTTATTATTGCAAGCTGAGATAGTTATTAACGGCTCAATCGCTTATGACTATGAAGAATTAAGCGAAAAGGGCAAAGAGCTATACAACAGGGCTTTAGCTGTGCAAATTAACCATTTTGGAATAAACGGAGTAAATGAGGGCAATCTATCAAGCCAAAATATAAATGGAGTTGTTACCAGTTTTTCTGTAAGCGGTAAAAACAAAGTCAATATAAGCGATTTGGCATTATCCCTGATATATCCATTGAGAGTGAAACAGAGATGTTAAAACCAACAGATAAAAGATTTTTGCCTGATACTATAACAGTTTTTAACCCATCGGTTGACGGCAAAATCTTCTATCCCTGTGTTATAAAATGCGTGAATTTCAATGATAAAAAAGCGCACAACTTTAGAATCACTGGCACAATGGCGAATGTTGGTTTTAATATCATCTATGACATTGTAAACTCCGAACCCCAAAAACAGTACATTGACAGCTTGAAATATAATCTCCTAAACGATGAGCAGAGGCAAAATGAATATTTCACATTATCGGGCAATATGTCATTAATCAAAGGTGAATACCCTTTAAATGTAACCGCTGTTGAGCTTACAGCTTCAAAGTTTAAAGAAAAAGGGTTGGAGCTCTATACTTCAAAGATGGTTGATGAAACTTTTGCAGATGAGGTTGGCAATATTCAGATAGGAGGGTAAATGGGCGCGATAGAGGTAAGCATCGAATTTAACGAAAAAGCTCTTGCAAAATTTCAAGAAGCTCTGGAGAAAGCCCTTAAAAATGCCTCTGAGGTATTAGTAGTTGAATGCAGAAAAGCCGCAGATGTCTATACGCCTTGGAAATCAAAGGATTTACTAAACAGTATTGTTTATACAGAAACAAACGGCGTACGGGATGGATGGGGCTATAATCTTGAAGATGATTATGCAGGCTATCAATGGTACGGGCAGAGAAAAGATGGCACTCACGTTATTAAAAATCATACTTTAGACTTTAATTCAAATGCCCGTACCCGTTGGACAGAACATGGCGCAATTACATATGAGGATGTCATTGTCAATGCGGTAATAGCAAGCCTCAAAAGCCAAGGGCTGGAGGTTAAAAGAGCATGAGAACAGCACGTTATAAATCAATAAAAGACTATATACAAAAAGCTCTAAATGAAGTTGCTGCCGATATACCCACAAGCAAGGATATTAAAATAGAGCTTTCAGACGACAATACAGGAGCCGAATGGACTGGTATAAAACTCACAAAACTCCCATCTCCCCAAGTTTTAAAAGCATATATCGATGGCTCCAAGATATTTGCTTTTAAAATCTCTCTCGTATCTACTCAAGAGAGAAATCGAGATAACGACTCAATGATTGACTATTCAAGTTATTTGGAGCTTTTGAGTGATAAATTACTTGAACTCAATAAAAAAGGCATAAAGCCTGATTTTAAAAACGGTGAAACACTTGAGGGTATAATCCCCGCAGGCTCAAGCACATTGAACTTTGCGGAAAACAATTATACTGGCTATGTATTCGATTTGACATTTAATATAAAGACGAAAGGATAAAACAAAATGGCAAAAGCAAAATTATCAACAGTGCAAGAAAAATTCAACCCCGCAGAAACTAACGCAAATCCCATGTATAAAAGGGAAGAGTTAAGACTTTACATGAGTTTTGATGATGGTCAAACTTATGATTATTTAGGCGATAACGTAGAATCGCAGGATATTGCAATAGCAGTAGAAAGTACATCAACGCCTACAATCGCACAATCAAAACCCATTGTAACAAATACGGCGGGCGGATGGACAATTCCACTGGAATATAGAATTATTCCGGGCAATAAAGCTTATGCACAGCTTGAAACTGACGCGCTGACAGGTAATGTAAACAAAGAATATCAATTCTTACTTGTTCACGCGCATAGGGATGTTATTAAAGGTGGCACAAAAGTTTCTAATGCTATATTTGCCAATAGAGGTAATGCAAAAGCTAATACTAGCGCGTTTGGCGGTGCAGGCCAAGAAGTTGTTCATTTTACTATGGAAATTGCAACAACAGGAACGATTGAAGCAGGATATATGACAATTACTGGCAATCACGACCCTGAAACTGATGTATGGCAAGGTACAGCTTTTACAAAAGTTACAACTTGGGCAACAGGCGTAACTTATGCGCCTTTAGCAATCGCAGAAACCACAACAGAAGAAGAAATAGAGCCATAAGGGGGATTTAATGAACGAACAAATACAACCTGATTTAAAGACAATCACTATAAACGGCAAAACCTATGATATCAAAGCTGACCTAAATAATATAGATAACAAAACTATTTTACTTGTCGGAGGTCTTCAAAAGCGCCTGAAAAACGAAATGGATTTTGATTTAATGTATGATATCATAACCGCTTTAATGTCTTTGGTTAAAATCCTTGTAGGTAATGAAGTTTTTGAAAATGAAGTCAAAGAAATCATTGAGAATATGACACCCCTTGAAAGTATGCAATTACTTATTGACATTCAGGCGAAAAATGAAGCTGCAAAGTTATCTACCAACTAAATTTGAAGTATCGGGCTATATCGTTAAATTAAAAACAGCGGCCAGTTTTTGGATGAAATTTGCAACTATTCAAGAGAAAACGCCCGATACTTCAAATTTTATGACTTACGCTGTTAAAAGCGTTCGTAAGAATGGTGTTGAGTGCGGTTTTGAGGACTTGACACCTGAAATCCTAACCAAAATATATGAAAAAGTGTTTTATTTCCAGACTTGCGGAGTTGAGCCGGAAAAATATCCACAAGCCAAGAAAAAACAAGAAAAAATACTTGATTACAACAAAGACCTGCCCGCCATCATAGCAGCTTTTCAGCAAGTTTATAACATCAATCTTTTAGAGATAAAAGAAGATAAATATCTCATTGACACAATGCACTGGTGGCATTTCTCAGCGCTTTTAAACAATTTGCCCAGCGGCAACCAATTAAAAGATTTTTATATGTATTATCGAAGCGTTGATATCAAAGACATGCCGAACAAAACCGATTATGACAAAAAACAAAGGGCCCACATTATTAAAATGAAAGAAATTGTTAGTTTAAATCCCAAAAAACAAACACAGCCCGAAGAATCTGAATTTTTGAAAAGAAGTCGGAGGCTAAATGGCTGAGGAAATGTTTTTAATCAAGGCCGGCATTGATACCGCTGCACTTAAAAAAGATGTGACTCAAAGCTTTGAAGATGCTCTCTCTGCAACAAAGCCCATAATAGAGAATTTCAATAAAAAAGCTGAGATAAAGCCTACTATTAAGAATATTACAGAGGTTAAAGCCTCTATTGCAGCCATTGATAAAGAGCTTGAAAAATTATCTGCCACAAGGGAAATAAAAATAAAAGCAGATAAAAAAGAATTAGATAAACTCGATAAAGAGATAAGCAAATTAACCGAGCGCAAGGAAATTATATTAAAGACTGTGCTTGATTCTCCATCCATTAAGAGCGTTGAGCAAGAAATTGATAAGCATACCAAAACAAGAGATATGCTTATCGAGGCAAAAGCTGACCCTGAAGCTATAGCAGCAGTAAATGGCATCATAGCAAGTCTAACTGAGGATAAAGAAACAATAATTAAAATGCATTTGCCCGACTTGCCCGATATAGAAAATCAGTTAAAAGATTTAACCAAAGAAAAAGAATTAAAAATAACGGCCAATAAGCAAGAAATAAATGAAATAGATAAACAGCTCAAAGATTTAACCAAAGAAAAAGAAATCCGTGTAAAGTTTAATGAGGATATGCTGCGTAAACTCAAGCGGGAGCTAAAAGACTTAGGCGATTTATCTAAAAAAACAGTGATTGCCATAACAGCTATCACCGCGGCATTTACAGCAATGGCAATCGGCACATCAAATGCCCTTGATAGAATCGATAAAAGCAGCCAAAAACTCAATCTATCTATTCAAACATTCCAAGAACTTGATTTCATAGCCTCGCAAACAGGGACCAGTGTGGATGGTCTTGGAATGGCAATGCGAACCCTAACGGTTCAAGCAGCTAAAAACGGCGATGCCTTTAAAGCTCTTGGAATATCTGTAAAAAATTCAAGCGGTGAAATGAAAACTCAAGAAGAATTATTCTTTGAGTCAATAAAATCATTACAAGGTTTTGAAGCGGGTGTAGGACGTTCTAAAGCAGCTTTTGAATTGTTCGGGCGCTCAGCAGCGGAATTAAATCCATTAATAAATAGCGGTGTAAATTCGCTTGAAGATTTAAGGCAAAAGGCACACGATTTAGGACTTGTTTTTGAAGATGATGTAGTAAAACAAGGTGCAGCAGTTCATGATGCATTAGACCAGATGAAAAGGTCAGGGCAGGCATTAATGATTTCTGTTATGACGCCTCTTCTACCTACTATTCAGAAAATAGCCGAAGGTATGGCTAAATTTGCAAATGCGATAAAACCAATAGCTGAAAAATGGCTACCCGCATTAGTGCCTTTGCTCGCTGGTTTGGTTGTAGGTATAGGGGCATACATTGCGGCTGCTTTAGTGGCTACAGGAGTTACAGCATCTTGGGCAGCAGCTTGGGGAGCATTAACCGCAGCGATGGTAGCTAGTGGTATTGGATGGATACCCATTGCTTTGGGTGCGATTGTTACCGCACTTGTAGCGGTTGTACAAAATTGGGAATATTTAAAAATTCAAGCCACATATTCTATTGAAGCTATAAAAGTTGCATGGAAAAATTTTATTATATCGGCTAAACAGCTTATACACTCCCATATAGCAGATATTCAGAAAATACTTGAGGTAATGAAATTTCTGCCCGGAGCTTTGGGATTTGCCTTTAATGCTTCTTTGCAGGCTATTAAAAAATATGGAGCGGAAGCAGGTGGATATAGTGAGGATTTTTACAATAAAGAACGGGCCATAAATGATAAAAGATTAGCGGAAGCTAAAAAAAATAGAGATAAATTATTAGCGGAATTAAAAAAACGTAATAAGGCTGTAGCTACAATAAATGACGATTACTTAGCAAATTTAAGATACACAGGCGAAAAAGAAAAAAAAGAAAAGGAAGACCCATTCGTTAAATTACTAGCCGAATATCAGGCGCGTGTTGAAATTGCCAAAAAAACAATTACTGATGAGCAAAAACTTGGCAATGAACTTTTAAACATTCGCAAAGATTATTTAACAAAATTACTAGGCTTGCTTGAAAATCAAGGCGCGGAAGAAATTAAAAAAAGAGGTCAAATAAGCGAGCAGACAATAGCATTAAGCAGGGCAGCAGCTGATGAGCTTGTTGAAATAAACAGAGAATTAAGAGCAGCCGAACTCCGAGGCTTAGAAGATGATTATGATATACGAGTTATCTATATTAATCAAATAATAAAAGATGAAAAAAAGAAGCGTGAGGAATTAAAGCAGGCTGAACTTAAATATCAGCAGGACAGGTTAAAAATACTTGAAGAAATGGCTGAAGAAGAAATTAAGCTTACAGGCCAAGTTAGTGATGAAACTTTCAGCCAAATACAGACAACAATGAAGCGCATTAAAGAAATTTTAGAAGAAAATAAAAAGACTTGGCAGGAATGGGCTGAATATGTTGTTCAAAGTTTATCAAATATTTTCGACAATTTAATAAGTTATATGAAAAATTACACTGATGCACAAGTGCAAATTATGAAGTCAACTTTAAAAGCTCAACAAACAGCTATAGATAATGCCTTAAAAGCTCAGCTTGCAAGCTATGATGAAGCTTTAGCTGAATTTGAAAATATTGAAAAAAAGAAAACTGAAATAGCGCAAAATTACGCTGATGCTTTGCGCGAAATTGAACAGGAAAAACAAGACCATGCAACATTAGAAGAATGGGAAGCGCTAGAAGAGCGCAGGCTCGCAGCGGAAGAAGCCTACAATCAAAGAATGGCAATAGCGGAAGAAGAAGAGATACGCAGACAGGAACTTCTTGATGCGCGTTCACAGGCTGAGGCTGACGCATTAGCTGAAAAAGAACGTCTTGAAAAGGAATTTGCAACACGTTCAGCCCAATTACAGCGAAAAAATGCCATATTTGAAAAAAAATTAAATATAATGCAAGCAATTATGAATACTGCTGTAGCCATTACGAAAGCTATTTCTAAATTAGATTTTGCTACTGCTGCTATTGTGGCGGCAATGGGCGCTATACAGGTAGCTGCAATTAATGCAGCACCACTTCCTGAAATTCCGAGTTTTTATACCGGAGGCATTGTTCCAAAAGCAAATGCCCAAAATGGTTATAATGTACCACCCTCGCCCAACCCAAAAGACAAAACTCTTGCTTGGCTTACGGAGGGTGAACGTGTTTTATCTTTAAAGGAAACTGAATTGCTTGCCAAAATGGAAAATCAAGGTTGGCATTTACAAAATGCACTTGCGGCGCAAGGTCAAAATATATCCCAAGATAATAGCCGTGTTGTTCATGCCTCACTTACCTTAACAGCCAAAGAAGTACCAACATGGACACAAGCCCGCCATGAGGCTTATAAATTCGGCAGACGTGTGGCGGGGCTTGTGTAATGAATGAGCAAAGAATAATACAAAATACGATAATTTATCTGACAGATTCTAAAGGCCGTGAGGTTGGATTTGGTGAGGGTGAATATTTTATTGCACATACTTTAACTGGTCTGGGTTTAACTGAAATCTCAAGAACAACAACTACAAATGCTTTAATGGATGGTGAAATATTTATAGGAAATAAAATCCCTAACAGAATTATAGAATTTACTACAGAATGGAAGGATGCCAGACAACGTGAATTTTTAACAGATTTTTTACAGCATTTTGAAACATATCAATTTAGAGTTTTATATGATAACCGCAATTATTACGGACGTTGCCAACTCGCAGAGCCTTATAGTTATGAAGACCATAATGCCAATTTATACAGCTCCTCAGGCGTTAATATTCAACTTTATTTCGCAGACCCGTATTTATATACCGAAAATATTTATAGCAGCTCTATAGGTTACACGGAAAGTGCGAATTTCAGATATTTTAAAACCGAAGAACTCTTAAAATTACCATATATGCCATTTGAGGAACCTTTTATCTACTCTGAAGTTTTATCAGAAAGAGAGAGAGAAGTTGTTAATCCTTCTGCTGTCTCAAATGGTGTACAAATTAAAATAGAGGCTTTTGCAATTGTTGTAAATCCTAAAATTATTAATTTAACAACAAATAGATTTATTGAATTTGATGTCACGCTAATGCCTCAAGATACCATGTTTATAAATACTCAAATAGGCGAGATTGAAGCAAGCATAAATGGCAAAGATGTTTTACGCTATATAACATTTCAAAGCTCAATGATACAGATTCTAAGCGGTACCAATATGCTTTTATTTGCCGCTAAAGAAGGAAGCAGTAACGCAAGAGTAACAATTTCATTTAAGGGCAAGGTGGCTGCGATATGAGGCTTAAATTTTATGATAAAGATTTTAACATTATGGGCATTATTGAGCAAGGCAGTAAGCCAAATAGCCAATACAGCTTTAATTTTAAAGGTTTTGAATGGGAACAAAAATTTTATGATAAAGATACTTTTGCTCTAAATATCCCCGTAATCGATGAAGATGTAGCACATTACAACATTGTTATGGACAAAAGAATATTATACATAGTCCGTGGCGATAATATGAAAATTGGATATATTCAAAAAAGACATTTTAATCTTGAAAATGCGAATATAGAAATTTCAGGAATAAGTATCGAAGGCTTGCTTGAAAAAAGAATGACACGAGAGCAGGAATTTACACCAAATACTGGTTTAAATGGCTCTGTGGGCGTTGTTATGTGTAATCTAATAAATGAAAACAGACCTTATGAATGGCTTGTAGCAGACCCGATAAAAAATGATATAGGTATACAGATTGTAGCTTTTACAAATTTAGATGGAAACGTATTTAAATCTATAAAGGGTATTGCAGAAGCATATGAGATAGGCTTTACAACTATTTTTGACGATAGCACAAAGAAAGTTTATTTTAAAGCTATTGAACCCTTTGAACCTGAACGCATACAACTTTTATCGGATGAACTTACAAATATTGAGAATATAGAATACGGCTCCGATACAACAAAATATTATAATTATTTAAGAGTTGTTGGAGATGAAGATATAACAGTAATTATTGATGAGAGTGAGGGCCAGGAGCGTTTTGAAATATCTTTAAAAAATTCTACCCGCAAAAGAGATATGACAACAGAAGAATATCAGGAATTATTGAGAAATTGGGGCAAAATCGAGCTTGCAAAAAGAAAAGGTGACAATTTTTATAATTTAATACCCATTGACAGCGTAAATATTGAGCTCGGCGAAAAAGTAGCGGGACGTAGCCGTTATCTTGATTTTGTAAATGTGCAGCCCTGCACTTCGATAAAAGAAACTTGGGAAGATACATATCAGCGTGATATAACTATTGGCGACAAGATTGAAGCGCTTGATATGCTTGCTTTACAAATAGGAGGTTAGAAAGTGGATGAAAAAATAGGAAATGTAATAATGATACCAGCGGCAAGTGCTGAAATTGAAGAAGGCATTTTTGATATAGGATTTTCGGCGCAAACAATAACGGAGTATCACGCATTAAATAGTGAAGATGGAATTTTCCGCACAACTTCGGACTGGTCAAATGCTGATGGAGCTGTAAAATGGGTAAGCGGCTATAATATCAGGGTTTTACCTTTTTCAGCTATAGTTAATGGCTCCGGAATATTTTCAAGAGAAGCTATAAATTTATATGTTGATGAAGCAGAAACAGAAGATAGATTTGATTATGTTGTAATTAGGCGCGATATGCTCCAAAGACGTGCGGATGTTGTTATTTTAAAGGGTAAAAACGGACAATTTCCTCAATTGTCAAAAGAGAATCTAGGTATTTATGATTTTTTGCTTGCTCAAATAAGAATTAGAAGCGGAACATTGAATATATCGCAAACAGATATATTTGACAGACGTGTCGAATTTATGACTCCTGATAAAATTAGACAAGAATTAATCAGGGTATCGGGAACAACTCGTTTTGCAGCCAACTCTACTAACATAGACCCAGCGACAGGGCAACCAGATGTACTATATCTGCTTACAGAACCAACTCTTGTAATAAAACAACTGCCTACTTTTGCATCCGCTGCCGAAGCAACTGCGGGAAAAGACGGAATTACAATAAGCCCATCGGGTGCTTATAGTATAATCGGGCGCAACACCGCTTTATCTAACGGCTATTCTGTGCCACTCGCTACCAGATATTACAGTATTATGACTACCTTCAGCAAACCCGTAAAGGCTACCGCTTTTACTGTTATGCAGGGTGGTGTTAGCGGTACATCTTGGGCCTCATATCTCGCTAGTCTGGAAGTGTCAACGGATGGCACAAACTGGACATATATAATGTCGAGCCTACCTAATGCAGACCACATAAACGAAACATTGAACCTGAACCAAGAATACTTGGCCTATAGATTTAATATAGCTGCAGCATCCGCTGCTACTGGAGCCTTACCGCATGCACTAGGCGCATTGAATTTATTTTTTGAAGAGATGGCGGAGGTCACGGGCACAACTGTAGCATTTAAGGTTAGCGAAGAAGAATCCATAAAAGCTACATCGGCTGGCGGTAGAACGTTTACGCATAGTTTTTTAATTCCCATTGATTTAAAAGATATGGCAAATGGTACATACAAAATTGCAGTAACACCACAGGAGACAGAGATTATAGGTAATGTGCTTCCGCCATCTCCCGTACATCCAAAATACCCAAGCGAAGGCGACATTTATTATAACTGGATGCTGCAGGATGCTTTTAGGTACATAGATGGTGAGTGGCAAGGCGGCTATGAAGGTGCACCCGTTGGCTCTGCAACAATGCAAGACGGACTTATCACTACTGTTGAGACTTTCCCGCTTAATCAAAACGGGTACAACGTAAACACTCAAACAGAAGTAGCTATCGGTGCACCTTTAGCACGAAGTATTAATGAATCAGGTGCACCGGACTTTGCACTTGCGGCATCTAAAGCTTGGAGTGCCCCCCATATAGCCAGTACAGAAGGTTATATACGTTGGTATGTTACAGCAAGTTCATCTTCTGTAGGCACAATGTATATTGCAGGTTTAGCATTTAGTACCCAAACCTCAACCTCGGTTGCTATCGGCCTTCACAGTATGGTTCGCATAGGTAAGGGACAAGCATATCAAGGTAGCGGAGGCACTAGTGGGTCAATTACTTTTATCCCCTTGAAAGGAGAGGCATAGATGTTTTATGTAATAAAAAACGGCGAATTAAACGAATGGTCTGACAAAAGAGAGGCTCTTTACTTCAAAGATGAGGCAAAAGAGCTTACAGGTGTAACTGTAGCGACTTTTGACGAATATAAGTATAAGCCCGTAGATGGGATTTTAATAGATATTTCAGACACGGACGAGTACAAAGAGAAGCAAGAGCAAGAACATAGAGACCGAATAAAGGCCGAATTTATAAAAACATCTCTCGGACTGTATCGAAAACAGCCAAAAGGCTACTCTAATGCTGTAGAATCTATGAATGTTATTTTTAATATGGTTAATGCCAAGGGGAGTTTAACCGAGCAGATTGCAAGCCTTGTAATTTTCTATCCCGAACCGGATTTTAGCGACCCCAAACAATGCACAGAGGAGTGGTTAATAGCAAACAGTTACAATCCCGAACCTATGACATTAGCCGAATTTATGAAGTTTTACATAGAATTTCAAACAATTTGGGCTGCAGAACAATATAAAAATTAGATTAGAAAAGGAGAAAAATTATGAACTGGAAGACAATTTTAACGAAAGCTGTAACTTGGGCTTGGCCATTTATTCAAAAAATGATTGAAAGCAAAGTAATACCTGCTGCAATTCGCAAAATGTACGAATTTTTCGACGTTCAAAAAAATTACATTGTGGAAAAACTTTTCGAGTTATTTGAAAAATGGGAGGCAACACTTGACCCAATTAAAAAGGCTGCACATCTCGAGGGATTGAAATTAGGTATTGCAACTATAGAGGCAATAGGAAAAAGCTTGGTTGAGGTAGCCGAGATTTTAAACAATAAGGTAGGAAGCAATGTATAAATGCAGATATTTCACAATTAAGGAGCTTGTGAGTCCCATCGTTTTTAATACTTTCGGAGAATTTGCCTGGCGTTTTTTTGATGCTGATTTCTTGCGTGACCTTGATTTTATAAGGGATGAATGGGAAAAGGTTGTGGGTAAGGCTAATGCCCCCTTGACAATTAACAATTGGAACGCAGGCTTAACTCAATGCGGCTTGCGCTCTAATCAAGACCCTATAGTTAAAGAAAAAAAGAGTGTATATTGCAGTGCTCATTGTCTTGCAAAAGCAGTAGATTTACATACAAAAAATGCATCTGATACAGGAAAATTTTGGGAATTTGTAAAAAGTTTGATTGTTGCGGGAAAATTAAAAACCATCCGCAGACTTGAAGACAAGAACGTTACAGTGAAGCAAAATTACATACATGCAGATGCCTTTCAAACATCTAGTAATAAACTTGAGGTATTTATGCCATGAAAGTTACTTTTTGCTCAAAATGTTGGAAAACTTCAGGATGCTGCTGTGGTGCCGAGCTTATAGAGATTGATATGTGGGATTTTGTGTATGAAGCCATGGAAAGAAGGTTTTAATGAAAATATATCCGATGCCGCCATCACCAATAAAGCTCCCGCCTACGGTACCTCCATTTGATAAGAAAAATAAAAAATAAAAATGTCTAATTACAAAAGAGCGCGTAAATATCTTGAAAATGCCTGTTTTGGCATATTGCATGACATTCTTAATGAATGTAATTTTAGCGAAGATGAAAAACTGCTTTTTGAAAATAAATACATAAAAAAGAAATTAAAGGAGAATCTATGCGAATTTGTTTTGTTTGTTAGAAATAACGCTTATCATAAAAGATTGAACAAAGTGCTTGCTAAAGTTGAATTTTGGCTTCATAGCAAAGAAAATAAAATATAATCCCAATAAATATACTACTTACCCCATTTAATTAATCGGGGTATTTTTTTGGTAATTTTAGCTTGAATAATTTGTTAATATGAAAATATAAACGGAGAAAATTAAGATGTCTGAAAATCAAAACTTGACAATTGATTTTTTTATAAAAAAAGTTACTGATATTCTAGAAACCTCTAACTCCAAACCCGCGCAGCTTGAAGCGTTGCGCTTTTTATACGAACTTTATAAAGACAATATAAAGGAAAATGGATGTTAAAACAACTAATGAATATAGGTTTACAGCAACTTAGTAAATTTAACGCAGTTGAGCTTTTAAAAAATGACGATATTGTCAAAATGTTTATTTCTCGCCTGCCGAAAGAGTTACAAGCTCCTGCATGGTCTATTATACCTATGCTTAAAGCGTGTCAAAGTATTCAAGAAGCAGCAATCATTTTGAATTCAAAAGCTATACAAGAGAAGCTTTTGACCCAAGATGAGGCGGATGCGTTCATGCGGGCAGTACAAAATGCACAAGATAATCCAATGTCCTTTATTATGGACATTCCAAAAAATATTATAAAAGCCAATGAGCTTTTAAACAATACGGGTCAGCGTTACAGACAAAAACCGCCAAGTTTTAGTTTTTAACGAAAGGAAAAATTGAAAATGAGAAGTTACACTCATGATGGCCGTACTCACGACACTATTGTTGTAGAGGGCGGAGGGAAACATCAAGACAGCTCAGACAACAAATTGCTTTACGGTATAATATTCTTTGGGATTTTAATCGTATTTTTGTTTGTCATTTTGATTGCGTGGCAACGTAAACACGACAGCGATTATCAAAGAGGCTACGGTGACAAAAACAATTCAGACTTTGACAAAATGCTTGCTATGAAGATGTTTGATAGTGACAAAGGCAAAGGCAGCAATGACCTTGTTATGGCTCTTCTTTTAGGCGGTCATTTAGGCAAATGCAAGGAATAGTATCGCGAAAAAGCCAAAGGGCTAAAATGAACTTTGGGGCGTTAATTCGCCCCTTTAAAAACCGTCAAAACCGCCGAGGTATTTGACGAAAGGAAAAATAAAAAATGGAAAAATGTAGTCCAAAAGAAGAAACTAAATTCTTAAAAGTTGTTGCGGTAGAAGTAGTTGCTACCAAGTGTGAAAAGGGAATAGCCTTTGTTAACTTGGAAGTTTTTACTGAGAATCTCAATGAAGACACAAATACTATTGTCAGAATCCCATCTGATATAGCCGAGGGGATACCTTCACCAATTAGAACAAATATGAAATTGGTGTTTGAAAATCCTAAAGCTCCTATCTTCAAAGGATTAGTTTACAAATCATGGTGTGAATTTGAAGAGGAAGTAGAGAAATCCTGTGGTAAAATTCAAATTCGTGAGATTGTAAGGCAGAAAGATGGTAATTATGTAACAGTTGGTGACTTCAAAGTAGACAGACAATGTGACGAACTGACTACTAAGATGTTCTACAATGACAGCGGACGTTTTGTAAAATGTTGCAAAAACAAAGTATCAAAATGTGGAAAAAATCCGTGTGAACCATGTGATGGCAGGCATGAGCATAACGGCATACCGCATGCAATTGCGTTGCTTGGATTAGGTAAAAACTACTAAACTTTGCCAATAAGGCAGGGTGGGGTTTAGGCGGTTGGGATGAGAGTAGTATACTTTTATCCCTCCTCACCCCAAAATGAAAGGAAATACTATGTATATGAATCCACCTCTGTACGGAGAAAATTCAAGAGAATTACAAGTTATAAGTCTAATTGAACAGGCTAAAATTTGTGGAGTTGCTCAGGATAAAGAACTTTTTGAATTTTGTGTTAAAAAAGTTTACGGCGAAGACAAATCAGCGCAGTTGAAAGAAGCCATGTTGCCATTTGCTGATATTTTCAAAGATATTATGGAAAAAAATGAAAAAAATATTAATGAGGATAAACAAAATGTGTGATTGGTGTAAATGCCCCGATAGTTGCGAAAGCTGCAAATGCCAAGTTTGTGGCGAAGGTATTGAAGATGAGAAACAAGAAGAAGCCCAATGAAACATATAGTGTATTTAAGTTCTTTTGGCTTGTCGCACGACAAGAGCTTAAAATATTGGCACAGCGGTTATTTCCATTTTGGAAACAACCTGTAAACTTAGGTTGGACAAGTCTAGACAAATACTTACAGCGTCTAACAATTTGCAAAAATTGCAAAAAAATTAGCGGAAATCCTCCATATGAAAAATGTAAGGCTTGTGGATGTTTTTTAAGACTTGCGGCATCAGATGCAAATGCGGACTGTGAACTTAATAAATGGATGATACTGGAAAGGGAATTTTAAAATGAAAATGGAACATACAAGAGGATTCTTAGAACATGCTTTAGATTGTGTTGAAGACTATACAAAAGAACACACCAGACTTGATTGTCCAAAAGCGATTAAGAGTGCGCTAAATGAAGTCAGAGAATGCCTACATCTAATTGAAGAATCATTTAAGGACCTACACGAAATTGAGATGTATCTAGATGAAGACTATAAGCCAAGCCACGACCATGAGCATGATGATTCACATACAACGTCTGGAGTTACTCCTCCTAGGAGAATGTAAATATGCACGAGAAGAAAGAAAAATTCGCCGAACTTTTAAAAGAGTCGCACGAACATCAAGAACTGCACGACAAATGGGACTGGATGCAATTTCATAAAGACCCTGACGGTGCTATTTCTGATATGGAAAAGGTTTTATACGGTCATCATCTTTGCGAGAGAACTTTAAAACTTGCTTTGTCGGCTTTAGGCAAACATAAGACATTATATCCGGCTTTGACTATTGAAGAACTCGAAGAAACTTTAGAAGAAAATAAAATCAACATTGAGGATGAACAATTTAATATTTATGATGTCAGTTTTGTCACACAAATGAAGAAATCTTTTTATCACAAAGAATTAAATCTTGAAGATGCTGATTATGTCAAAATGGCAATAATAGAGCTTGAGCACGACCACGAATATGCTACAAAACACGCTTTAGAGTTTGGGGCCGATATATAATTATTAAGACATGAAGTTTTGTAAAATATTTCATCAAATATATCTAAACGATATAAAATAGATTATAATACGAATATGGCCAGAACCAAAGGCGCAAAAGATAAAAAACCCCGCAAGAAAAAAGGAAGTAGTATTAATGCTTCTATTCTTAGAGTAAAGTTAAATGCTGATAAAACGTATTATAAATCAGTATCTACAAGGGTAACGAGCCGATGACGAATATACAAAATTTTGAAAATGTAATGCAGTCAGGTTCGACTCAAGAAATAAATGCCAATATTAAAGATATTGGTTTTACTGAAGCTCAAGGATATTGTATAATTGCAGGATTTTTTCTACTTGTAATATTTATGATTTTTTGCATTAAAGAAATAGCCAAAACTTATGTTACAAAATCCTGTGCCGGTTGCAAACGATTAAAAAAAGCAGAAAAAGAAATAACGGAACTAAAGCGCTTTGAAATAGCAATCGATAGAAAACAGAAAAATATTGAAAATATGCTTGGTTCTAAGTTAAATGATATACTGGACAAAATAAATGGATAAGGAATTAATAATCGAATATGCTCCTGCAATAATAGTTGTGCTTATGTTCTTTATTAATAATAGGATTTTTGTAACTCCGGCACAGCTTTTAGAAATGAAGGAAACTATATTAAAAGAAGTTGAGGATAAATTCGCAACAGCAGAAAGCATGAAAGATTTGAAAGAAGATTTTAAAGAAGTGAAACAAAAAATTGACAAAATTTACGATATATTGATTTCAAGAAAAAAAGAAGTATTATAA